CCTTGGCAAAGTTGGACATGTAGATGTAGGTCTGCATGTCCACACGGGTCTGAATCATCTCCACGGCCTTGCCAGACACGCCAGACACGATCTTGTCAGCGCCCTGTGGATTGCCCAGGATGTCTTGCATGTCCTGTTCTGTGATCTGCAGCAGTGCAGCCATTGCTGGAGGGATTGCCGCCGACTTGGTGTAAGCCAATGGCCCCGCGGCTTGGGTGTTGCCATCAGGCCCAGTGATCGGGTTAATCAGCAGGTACGGGTAATCACGCAGGTTGTCCTCGGCCCACATGAGCTGATGCCCAGCCACCTGCTCTGGGGTCATGATTGGCTTCTCAATGCTGGACAGTGCGCTAATCTCACCCAGCTTGCTAAGTTGCATGTTCTTCAGGCGCTGGGCATCTTTCGCCAACCGGACAGCACCCATGCACCTTTCGACGTTATCAACAAACCAGCGCTTACCGTAGACGACGACAATTGGGATGCACTTGCCAGCAATGTAGCCAGCGTCCTCCAGCACCCTACCGCCAGACATGATGTATTTCCGAACACGCATTCGCTTGACACGCTTTTGGCGCACCTCGCGTGTGCCTATAGCCATCAGGGTTTCCTCTAGGGTCTCATCGTTCTCGAAGTCCCTAGCTGTGTAGCGTTCCTCAGTTCCGTCGATAGCCTCAAAAATGCGGATGGTCTCGGTCTTTTCCTCGACCTTATAGTACTCAGCCACGAACACGACATCAGGCGTTGCCCAGTCAAATTCGTATTGGTGAATGATCTTCGGCCAGTCCGTTGGGTCATCGTTGTAGGTTTCCTTGTAGCTTTCGCGGGTCATGCTCGCGACCACGAAGGCGTACTTGGCATCCGACTTGTCCTGGCGCTTGGCGTTAAGGTCGAAAAACACAGAGCTGTCAGCATCGAAGATTGGCTCCATGCGGATCCGCTGTCGGTCGTCCTCGTCGTTCTCTTCGTCTTCGTAAACCGTCCGCAACCGCCAAGCTCCAATGCCGCCGCCCACTGCTTCCTCGAAAGCGTTGTCGTAAGCCTCATCAGCCACCGATGCCTGCTCGTCAGCACGATACAGGCCATCACAGACTTCTGCCAGCTTTGCGTTATCCGTGCCATCTTTGGACACGTAGTCTACGGTGATGCGGTTATTTCGGTATTCGTTGACGATGCGAATGACCGCCAACATGATCTTGTTAACCTCAAACTTGGGCTTGTTTTCGTACTGATCCCAGAGTGGGCCTTCCCACTGCGCACCGCACAAAGAGTAAAACCGCCTGTCTTGCAGGCACTGGAGGCGCTCATCACGCAGCGCGGTCTGGATGTCGTTGAACTGGCGCAGGGCTTCGCTGTGCAGATTGGAAAGCCGCTGATCGTTAGAGATTCTTGCCATAAAAGTCCTTAGTTGACCGATTTTCTACCATTTATTTATGGTCGGCAATGGCGTGAAGTTGATCGTCTTGGTCACTGCTGCACGCCTGACACCCTCGCAGGCATACCTTAAAGCATCGATAACGTGGTTTTTCTTGTCCTCCAGCACGGGCAGAATTCTACCTGTCAGCGGGTCGGACTTGTAGCTGTAAAGGCTCAGTTCGTCTATGGTGTGTATACAGCGCGGGTGAACCACAAGGTCGTAGTTCTTCAAAAACTCGATGCCTTCCTCAACTGACTTTGGCCCTTTGACCGCAGTCATGATCTTCGGAAACCCATTGCGCTTCATGTGGCTGATGGTCTCTGGCCTGGCTGAATCTGCCACGATGGGCCAGCGTTCGGCCTCGGGCACTTGCATGAACAACTCGGGCGTGTTGATGATCTCGCAGCCCACCATGTAAGCCTCGTAATCAATGTACAGAGTGCGCCCAATGATGTGACAACGCACCAAGACTGTCGGGTCAATGGAAAAGCCCCAGTCTGCTCCGAGGCGGTGGATAGCCTCTGGTGGTGCTTCAAAGTCCTCAATCTTCCAGTTCTTAAACACTCGACTGCTGCTGTTCCGCAGGTATTGGCCCATCCAAACGTGCTGATACTTATCTGGATCACGCCGCTTGTCGTATTCCATCTCGTCTTTAAGGACTTGCGGAAACCACGGGTTTTCCCCAAAGTTCACCTTAATGACTTTGGCATCCGCTGGTGGTTCTGGGCCTCTCAACAGGAAATCCACCGGGTCTGACTGCTGGCGCGGGTTCCAGGTAAACCACAATTCGCTGTAAGGCTTGCGGATGGTGGGCCGCAGCAAGTCAAGGCTGGACTGACTCAGGCTTTGTGCTTCCTCCACCCAGGCGCAGTCGTAACCCTCCAGCGACTTAATCGAGTCTGCAGTGTGATTCTGCATGCCCTGAAAGATTATTGCGCCATCGCCCTTTTTGGACTTGATGACCGATTCCTGAACCTCAAAGTAAGCGCCCGCATTCATAGCCTCTATCTTGGTTTCAAGAAGGCGTTTTACGGACTGGTTCAGCGACTTCTGAATCTCGCGCACGCAAACCGAGCGCCGCTTTTGGTCCATTATGTGCGCCTCGATCATCAGCTCGGCAAACATGTGGGACTTGCCCGAGCCTCGCCCACCCCATGCGCCTTTGTAGCGGCTGGCCTCCAGCAGTGGCAGTGCCCACTCTGGTGTCTGGAGTTCCAGAACGCTCATGCCTTGACGATCACCCGCTTGATTTCCCTGAACTCCAAGGGTGCGCCATCAGCGCCAGTCACCTCGTGCTTTTGGGTCTCGGCCCAGCGCATCTGGGTCTTGCTCCACCAGATCGCTGCGGTGGTGTCGCCTGCCATGACCTTCTGGAACAGCGTCTTGCCTACTTGGGCGTTGGCCTTTGACTTGCCGCTGACCAACTCGGAACTGAAGTGCGCCCTTAGTGTGTCAATGTGAATGCCATCCCGCACCAGTGCGCCAATTTGCTCAATGGGTAAGCCGTAGCCTGATAGCGCCTCGACTTGTTTGCGCTCTGCTGCTGTTGGCTCAAAAGCTGGTCGGCCAGCGCCTGGTCTTGCGCCACCTTTGTTGTGTGGCTTTTCAAGAGTGGGTTTTTCAATGGCTTGTTTCTTGCTTCTCATTTGTAACCTCCGCGAAAGGTTGGTTTTCTGCGTGTACTGGAGCGGGTGGATCGGTGTCGCGCCGTCGCTGTTCTGGCTGGTCGCCAGTCATCGCCTGCTTCACCCGCTTGGGATATGGCTTTGCAAGAGGTTGAATCTTAGCACTCATCTCTTTGTCTAGTGGCATAAGATAACGGTGTTTTGGAGTGGTTGGTAATCTTATAAGTACACCGCGAGTTTCCCAAACTCTTCGGCCAATTCTTGAATCTTTTACAAATTGGCTAATTTGACGGTCTGTCGCTCTTTTTCCTTTAAACAAAAACTCATCTTTTGGGCGGGTTGTGCCATCGTAAATCCAATTTCCCGCTTGATAAATGCCGCCGTGGTGCCCTTCGTCTTGCGACGCAAAAGAAACAACAAGTCGCATTGTTGGAAATTGAGAGCGCAAAAGACGCAACGCTATTGCAACAATTTTTGAAACTGGCGATTTGTGTTTTTGAAGAGCAACACGTACTAATTCGCAAGCGTTTGTATTGTTTGCACCAAATTTATGAGCCAAATGGTTGCAGGTTCCTCGCCCAAACAAAACTACACCAATAAATTTTCCGTTTTCCCATGCCCCAACTTTAACCAGTTTTCCAGCAGGCAAGCATTTGCTGTAATGCCAGTTTTCACAAGCATACTTAGCAGCCTCATGGCTTGCCCAGTCAATCTTTAACTCAGGCTTGCCTAGCATCGAACTCTTTTCCGCAGTGAGGGCAGGCAATCCACTTTGGATCTAGCTCATCCAGCTTGCCTTGGTCTTCCTCTGTGCTTGGTTCAAAGTCAGGTGTCTGCAGTGCTTGGATTTCTTCAGCTTTGAATCCAATCAAGTCAAGATCAAAGCCCAGCTCACCAATCTCGCCCAGCTCGAGCGCCAGCATCTCGTTGTCCCACCCGGCATTCATGGCTAGCTTGTTGTCGGCCAGCACGTAGGCGCGTTTCTTGGCCTCTGACCAGCCCTTGGCTACCATCACAGGAACCGCAGTTATTTGCAGGCGCTGTGCGGCCAGCGTGCGGCCATGTCCTGCAATGATGCCGCCCTGCTCATCTACCAGCACTGGAGTCGTCCAGCCCCATTCCTTAATGCTAGCAGCGAGCTGGCTTATCTGCTCATCGCTGTGCGTGCGTGCGTTGCGTGCGTAAGGGATGAGCTTGTCAATGGCCCACTTTTCAACTTTGTCTGCTGGGTTCCCCATTAAAACCCTGCTCCACCTCGGGTGGTTGTACAAGACACACTGCCATCAGCGTTTTTGTAACAACGAGTTGTGGTCTGGGCTTGGGCTGCAAAAGAAAGTAGCAAGGCTGCAATTGTGAATAGGGTTTTCACGGGTACTCCTTAAAAAAAGGGGCCGAAGCCCCAAAGATTGGCAACTGCTTACCAACACGGCTGGAATCCAGCTTCCCGACCTTTTGAGCCAGTAGTGCCGAAACCCATGCGTGATGGCTGTTGGTGGCAACCGGGAACCCCCTGTCCGACCACTTCTATGCACTGACCGAGTTCTTGCATAGAAAGGCTTAACCACCAACACGGCTGGGGACTGTTCAGATGGTTAAAGGCTGCTTCTCTCCCATCTACGGCGTAGCATCCTTTCGGTCTGGCCTGCCGCAATCCCCATGCGTGTTGGTCTCCGTCTTTCCGGAGTGTCATGGGGCTTTCACCCAAGCCAATCAAACCATAGGTGATTGATCTGCCATCTAGTTATTTCCAGATGGACTTTCTAAAGTTGTTGGTGGCCGGTGCTGATCTCCGGCTTTGCGCTGCTCATTTCCGGGTCTGGATTTAAGGGCCACGATGCGCAATAGAGTGCCCGCCTCAAAAGAGAACCATTTTTGCGCATCAGCCTGCGCATTCACCAACACGGATGGGGACTGGTTGGACGATTCGAACGTCCGCACCGTAGTCATGGGCCGGTGCTTGGTTTTAAAGGGCTATCTTCCACCCATCCACCCGGCTAAACCAAAGCCGGGACACATCCCAATCCCCATGCGTGTTGGTGTTGGTACTCGCTGCGTCTGTGTTTCATTTCACTGCACGCCACAGCATCCGCTTTCCCAACGTCTATATTTTAGCGTTTGGTATAGGTATGTCAACAGGCCATTGCCCACTTTCCACCAGTTTTTTTACCGTTGCAATGTGTGCAGCAAACCATGCGGTCTGTCTCGCCTCCTTGGAAAACTTTGCCCCCTGGTCAATCTCAAAGTGGCATGGCTGGCACAGTGCGGCTACCAAGTTGTCGTCAGCCTTGATGCTGCGGCCCTTGCCGCCGCCCCAGTTTGTGTGTGCAGCTTGTACCATGTAGCCGCTGCCGCAATGCTGACAGTCTAGGCTTGCCACTAGCTTGAGCAGCTTTTTGCTCCGAACGTAGGGGTGCTTTGGAATCATCGCATAGCCTTGTCAGTCCTGTTGCCAGCATAAATGTTGGCTTTCTCGGCTTCAATTCTGGCTTGGGCTGCAATCATCAGCCATCGCGTTCGCTCTCTTTGCTCTACTGCCGCTTGTAATGCTGTCAAGTGCTGGACATATTTTGGATCCGCATAAGCCTCCCGTTCTTGTGCTGCCGTGGTTTTGTGGCCCTGCAGCTCAAAATCTTTCATTAACTGAGCTTTGACGGTTTTTCGCAGTTCTGTCATGTACACAAGTTGCGCTTCAGCCACGGCATAGTCGCCAGCATGGTCACGCAAATAATCAACGGCTTTATCAAGATTGCTCATCAGATAACCCCAATCATGCGTAAAGCCGCTTCAGGGCTGTCAACCCTGCACAGCGTGCCTCCCACCCACTTTTCGAAAAAGTCGGCTTGTAGGCCCGTTAAACGCTTTTTAGAGGTGGTCTTGACCTCCATCAGCAGTGTCCTGTCCTTGTAGCCCACCAAAAGGTCAACCGGCAGGCCAATGATCCAGACGTAAGCCCCAGCCTCTCGCAAGGCCTGGACTATCGCGGCTTGGTTTTCGTCAACTCTTGCTGCGTATCTCATTTCGCTGCCTGTTCATTTCGGCAATCAAGGTATTTAGACCATCCTTGCCACGCTTGCGTTCTATGTCCAGCTTCACACCTTGCCACCAGGCCTGTGCTTGCTGTTTCCCAACTTGCTGCGCTTTCCGCTGGTAACGCTGCAGCCATTCCATCGCCTCGGTCTGGCGCAAGGTCTCCAGCATCTCGCAACGCTCGGTTGATGTCAGCAAGGCTAAATTCTTGGCCTTCCCGTCTTCTGTCCAGTAGGGATTTGCTGTCATGCATGGATTTTCAGGGCTGAGCGCCAAGCCTCACGCTGCACCTTCGACAACAGTTCACCTGCCTGCTCACGGTCTCGCAGTCTGTGTGCCCAAGCTTTAGGGTCTTTGACAAAGGGCTTGCCCAGCATCAGCACTGCCTCGCGCTTTTGCTGTGCAGTCAGTCGCTCACCAGTGTCTTGCACTTCGCGGTTTTGCAGCTTGGCGAATGTCGGCAGCGTGCCTAGGTGTTCTCGGCTTTGCAGACCGGCAGTCACCCTAGGCCACTCTCGCGGGTCTGTTGCTGCGTGATATGTGCAAAGCCTGCCATCAAAGTCTGATGTCCACTCCATCGGGCAATCACGAGCTGTGCAAAGCAAGCTGTGGTCATGGGTTGGTTGCTCTTCTTTTTTCTCCCAGCG